CATAGGCACCGCGGTGTCAATGTCAGCAATCATGGCCTGGCCTTTTTCATTAAGCACCTTTAGACCATAATCCACGCTCATCAATCGCTTATCAGCAAGGCCAGTTTTCGCCAGCGGTTCAGTGCGGAATCCTGCCAGCATTGCTTCACGCAACAGGGCAAAATCCAGAATGAAAAGCTCAGTGACTGTGGCCACAGCTTCCACATAGGTGCGGGAGCTGACCAGCTGGAGACTGCCAAAGTCAGTGACGAAAAAATTAACCGCACCCAGGGCAGCTGCTTTTTCACGGCTTTTGCGCTGGTCGCTTTGCAACACCGCAACCCGGGCAGCATCAGTAAACATATATTCTGATATCAGCCTGATGGTTTGCGGGTTGGAAAGTGCAACTGAGGATTCGCCACCTTCCTGGTAAACCGCCTGGGTCATATCCCTGATGCCTTCCTCAGTCAGGTTTATTTTGGTGCCAGGCAGGTATGCCACAGTCAAGCCGGTGCTGCCATCATAGCCGCCAGCTGTTGCCAGGGCGCCAAAAATGGTATTGGTTTCAATCCAGCTGGCCAGGCCACCAGTCAAGCCCGCGATTGCATCACCATCATCTGCCACACTGGCCTGGTTGCTCATCAGAATTGCATCACAATCCCTGCGCAGGTCGATCTGGCGCCGGGCTACCTGGTAGCTCAGCTCATCACTGCGCCCAATGCTTGAGGAGTGCCGCGCCCTGGTGGTAACTGATACGTTTTTGGTGCTGATCTGCGCATGGTTATTAACCCGCGTGCCAGCCTTTGCGTTATTGCCTGAGCTGTCAACACCATCAATGGCCGCATTGGTCAAATCTGGCGCGGATAATTCGTCAATTGTCCAACTGAATAGCGCATTGCCTACGCTGTCAGCTGATAGCCGGTCTTTAAATTCCAATGGAACATTTGAAATGTCCCAAATTTTATTCATTACATCCTCATGCAGCAACCCGCCGCGCACCGCTGCGCTTAAGTCTGCACCCGAAAATTCGTCAGCTGGATTAGCCATTGTTTATGCCCCGTCAATCAAGCGCCCAATAGCCTGGTTTTTTTCTTCCGGGCTACCATCAGCGGCGCGTTTAGTCGCCTGCGCAACTTCCTGGGCTTGTGTGCGTTTGCGCCCTTTGGGCTTCTGGCCTTTGGGTATGGTCGGCTTTGCTTCCTGGGCTTTGCGCTCCCGGGCTCGAAACTTCGCCAGGTCGCTTAAACCTTTAACCATTCGATGGTCAGTCAGCAAGGTGCCAAATTCAGTATCACTGAAACCCAGCGCCTTCCATGTTTCCAATAGACCAACCCGGTCACGCGCCTTAATATCAGCGTCCTGCCATTCAGGAAACGTCTGTATTAACAGCTCAGCCTGTTGCTTTCCTGCAGCCTCACGCTGGCTATTGAGGCGCGTTATTAACTCCGGGTTAACATCGCCTAACAGCTGCACCAGCTCCACGACTTGCTGCCTTGCCACAAGGTTTTCGTTTTGCTGATCCATTCGCACACTTTCCCAGGAGTCACGCTCCTGGTGGAATTGTCGGCTTTCCTGGTAGTGATCCTTTAGCTGGCCTATGGTTAGCTCCTCAGCCTCACTGCCAACCTTTACAGGCACTACCTGGTCATAGTCGATTTCCAGCGGTTCAGGGTTTTCTGGCTCGGGGGTTAGCTCCTCAGCATCCGGGTCAATTAACTCATCATCGGTTACTGCATCCTGCCCTGATTTCGGCTCCTCAGCCGGTGGATTAATCAGGTCAGTTATCGCGCCCAGGTCGCTGCCTGGTTGCTCATGGTCAGATTCCAGCAAATCCAACTTATCAGCTGGTGTACTCATGCTGCAAACCTCCCATTAAGCCAAGCATAAAACCGCTTCGATACACTGTCAAGCCCATCAGCTGCAGCCAACAGCTCCCGGCGCCTGCTCGGCTGCCTGGTTGCAAGCACCTCCTTCATTAAATCGGCTTTGGCCTCATCCATAAATTCCTGCACCAGGTCGCCCACTTCACGCTTGCTCGATTTACGCGGCATCGGCTTGCCCACCTGGCACCTGGCCTGCCTGCTTTATTGATTCCAGCTCGATGGCGCCCACTGCCTGGCCAGCTATTTTTGCCTCCTCGATGGCTGATTTCAGCAATGCTTCCCAGCGGTCATAGGCCAGCTGGGTGTCATGCTTATACTTGTCAAGCTGTTGCTCCTGGTCAATGACTCGCTGGGTTAATTGCTCCATTGCCTGCTTTTCAGCTTGCTGGGCTTCGCCCTTGCTTTTGGCAGCTGCCTGGCCTTCCTCACTATCCGGGTCAACATAAAAGGATTCGACCTCGCCCAGGTCGACTGAGCGCAGCCAGTCAATGAGCGTGGCGTGCATCTTCGCAGGTGTGACCAGCACACCATCAAAGCCAGCCTGCAATGCCATTGACTGATACTGCAGGTTTTGCGCCAGTGCGTTTGCTTTCTCCCGGCGCTCAGCTGCACTGAGCCCGGCAACCACTGATAGATTTTTGCGCGGTGGCCAGGATCGCGGGTTGGTTTGCGCCCATTTACCATGCAGTTTGGCCTGCATATCCTCATCCCAATAGGTGCGCATGGTCATGTGGATCAGCGCATAGGTGCCCTTAATCAGGCTTTCAACAATGTTGCGGCAGTAGTACACGCTCATGCGCTCCTTAGCGCCATATTCATGCACCGCTGCAGTTGCTGAGCTGCCAGCAATTTGCATGTCACCTTGCTGCATATCGAGCGCGCCGCCACCTCGATCTGTGCGCACCTTATCCAGGTATTGCATGGTCATAATGCAGCTGGGAATGATATCAGTGAAAGGAATAGGAAATAATGCGTCTGGTGATCTCATCCTGATCACCTGGCTGCTCAGCACATCCTGCATGTTTACTTCACCCTCAACAGCGCCAAACCGTGACTGGTTGCTGTTGCGCTGGTTATCAACCAGCTGGCGCAGGGTTTGGGTTTTGCCATCCTGTATTTCCTTCATTAGGTCATACATGCTGGTGCCGGTCAGCCGGTGCGGCAATGGCAAGGCTGAGCCGGTGCAATAGGGTATGAACCTGGCCAGCTCCTTTGATAAAAATACGCTGGCCTCATAACCAGCAACCCGGATGCGCCACAGCTCGGCAATGCCATCCTGGTCAATATCAATCAGCACATGGCAGTCATAAACATCGACCACATAGGTGCTTTTTTCTTCACCGCTGCGCTTATCATCATAGCCAAACTGGCGCTCGGTGGCAGCCTCAAAGGTTTCATAATCCACGGTGGGCAGCTTGTCGACAATGGCCTTGCTGATGCCTGACTCGATCAGCTCAGACTTTGACAGCAACTGCTTTTCAGCAATGAATCTAATATCCTGCACCTGGCTGGATAGGTGGCCAGCTGCAAACAGCATGTATTCAGGTGCGATGGCTTCAACCCGGCACAGCTTTTCGGTCACGGTGTGCTTGATGGTGCAGGAAACTTTGCCGTTTTCATCCTCATCAGTTTTGCTGAGCAATTCAACAATATCATTGGGCGATGTGGGCGCCAGGTAGTCAGCCAGCATCATTATGTCAACATCCTCATACTCATCAACCCAGCTGCGCACTGGCTCCTCAGTCCAGACTTTCATCCAGCCATTGGCCTGCAGCAAGGCATCAAATGCCGCATTGCTAAACTGGTGGTATGCGTTTGACTGGTCAGCGATGTGCATCACAAAATCAGACTCCAGCTGCGCCTGATCCTCATCCTGCTCACTGGATGCCTGAAACTCCACCAGCGTGCTTTTCATCATTGGGCTAAGCTGCGCCATAATGCTGTTAACCTGGTCGGCCACATCCAATGATTGAATGGTGCTTAATCCTTCCTGCTCATCACCACGCTTGCGGCCAAAGTAATAGCGCAGCGCCCGGCGCCGGTTAAACTGCAGCTCATCGGCATCATAGCCGCGCGCCTCTGTTATCTCACGGCCAACTGCAGCCAGTATTTCCTTTTCACTCATCATGGTATTAACCCACTGCGCGGTTGCGCTCACTGTAATCAATTTCCGTCCACTCGCCGCTGGTCTGGTGTGGCGTGATGGCAAAATACCGCACGCTATCAGCCCAATTTGAATGGTATGTATGGTCAGGTTGGTTGCTTAAGGTTTGGCGCTCCTGATCCCATTTTGCCTTGTATCCTTTCAATATTTCAAACGCATCACCGCACTTTTCCCGGTCAATCCACAGCCGGGGAATCATGCGCCGCACAGCGTCTATGCCATCCATTCTGCTCACTTTAGCCGCACCAGGTGCAATGGTTGGATGCACCACACCCAGGCGCTTTAATATGCTGTACCTGCTTTTGCCATCGGTGCCCAATTCACGCACCTTAATGTCAAAGGGATAGATTGATTGGCCATAATTGTATGGCTTTGCTTTCATGCTTTTCACGTGCGTTTGCAGGCCAACACCGCGCCAAAATTCGCAGTCAATCATGCGTATCTGGCTGCCCGTTTCCTGCCAGTAAAACTTCACGTTTTCATCATTCACGCCCAAATCATCGCTGGTAATTACTGGTAAATTCGGATCATGCGCCACATCAGTGAGGCGCCCATCACGCTCCAATTCGTTTAATACTTCGCCCCAATAGCTGCCAGGCACAGCTGATTCCCAGCTGCAAAGGTATTCCTGGTCAAACAGTGCCTGCCCCATTGTTTTGCCATAAAGGGCGATGTATTCGGCCAGCTCATTTTCAAGCTGCTCAGCGGTGAAAACCTCAGTTTCATCTGCCTTGTGCATCACGCCAAACCAATCGTTACCTGGCTTTATTGCAAAGTTAAACAGCTTGTATGCGTGGTTTCGCCCGCGGCTGGTGGTAATGAATGCCGCCCAGCCGCCATTTTCCAGCAAGATTGGCCGCAAATATGACCAGGCGAATGGGTTAGATAATGCAAACTCGGAGAACACAAGCCCGACTGGTGGCGTTCCCACCAGGGAATCAAAATTATCTGAGCCCACCACCTGCCAGGTCGACCCGTTTTTAAACTCAATAAACATTTCATTTTCAATAGTGCGGTGGCGTATCTCCTTTGGAAATGCCAGGTCAATGCGCCGCTTGCCTCGATGTGGATCAACAGCATTCCAGATTGCTTTCCTGCCCTGGCTTTGCTCAGGCAACAGGTGCCAGTAACAGCCAACCCGGTTATGCGCAGCCACAGCTGCCCAGGCCAGGCAAAGCTCATCCTTGCCCCAGCGCCGGTGGGCTATTTCAACCAGGCGCGTGCCGCCATTTATCAGGTAATCCCAGGCAGGTTGCTGATCTATGCGCGGGCGCCAGATACCATCTGGCTCAGCTTCATTTGCTGGCAGTTTTATTAACGGCACGTTTTTTGGCAGGTGGTTTGGTGGCTGGTGCTGGCTTAGCGTGGGCTTTGACTTGCAATACCTCGATCTGTACGCCGCCAGTCACATCAACAGTGACCGCGACAATATCAGGCAGGCATTTCTTGAGCAGGATTTCGCAGGCTTTGACCTTGCTTTGCGTCAAATCGATTTTGCCAAAGGCATGATTTCCCAGCAATTCCAATAAATCACCAGCTGGGATGCCTTCTCGCAAATCAGCGTCAAGGGATAAAATACGGTGTTTAACAGCCATTTATTGCCCTGGTCGGTGCAAATCAGGGCAATTATGGTGCATTAATC